TGATGCTATGTCTGACATAATTGATCCCAACATAGTATTTTTATTTGTAAATTTTGTAACTTTCAGCATGTTGTCTGCTGATGGATCTTTTCTTAACACTAATTTTTTTTCTGGATCATTTAAAAAACCTTGTACAACTGCACCGTAGTTTACTGGCGCTGGTGCTTTTGGTTCTTTATCTTTGAATTCACTCATTACTCTGTGAATTAAAGGTAATGCATTTTCAACTCTGTCATCAAACGTTTTCATTGTAAATTTTTCTCTGTAACTGTTAGCAGTTTCATCGTCCATTTCTTGCGATTCTGCTTTTTTGTATCCTTTACAGTGTGCTTCATAATGAGTTTGTTTTGATAAATTTTTCATGTACATTCTTAAATTTTCAAGTGAGAGTTTAGTTTGTTCTATAATATCACCTGCGTTGTCATTTAGTTGATCTTTGTTTGACGCATATCTTTGGAAAGAAGCCAGTTTAGCAATATCTTCAGAAGTTTGTATAATGTGTTGCCCAAAGTCATCGTGTGGTCTTCCACCATTTGCAACGTGTCTGGTCATTGCTCTAGCGCCTGCTAAATGAATAACAGGATATTTGAATCTTTCACCGTCTTCGTTTTCAATGTATAGTGAATTGATGTGTCTTGATCTTGCACCAGGTACAGTTTCGTCAACTGGCCCTGCGTGTCTAATTATTAATCTTGTTTTGTCTAAATTTTCGTATGAACTTTTACTTGTGCCTGTCAAGCCTTCTTTGACTTCTACACCTGCTAATTTTGTAATTCTGTTTAGTTCTTCTGACATTCCGTCAGTATTTACCGTTTTGTTCGTATCTGCAATATTTTGATAATCCTGCTTTGTAAGGCTTGATTTTGTAATATCTCTTACATCAAACTTCAATTGATGCTCTACTGCAAAGTCTTTAAGTTCTTTTATAAAGTTATACCACTCGTTTTTGTCGTCTTCGTCAATTTTGCTTACTAGATCTCGATTGTAGAACACCTTCATAGACTCACCGTCTGCTAGTGATACACTAATTCTGCCAAATTTGTCTTGATCTTCAGTGAATTCAAAGTCAAAAAACACTGCTTCTTTTGGATCAGCAGTGGCCTGACCTGTACTGTCGCCTATTGTGATATTGCCAAATTTGCTTCTAATCTTGTTAAACAGATCGCTTGATGTTTTTGTTGAAATCATGCTGTATTTATTACGTACCTAGGTTGGCAAATATAGGCATTGGAGCAGTGTATTCTGATGTTCTATTGGTCCATTGCTCAAATATTTTAGGGTCAAAATCTGCCAAAACCTTCATCATACGTGTTGTGAGCAAACAAGCACTGACCAAATCATCGTGTTCACCTGGTTTTCCTTTGTAACTTACTCCTGTTGCAACAAAGTTTTTAAGTTCTGATATTAAAGGTTTAGAATTTAATTCCATTTTGTTGTTTTCTACAAGTTCTTTGAATTTTGCACAAGCATCAATTTTGTGTTTTGCAGTTGTGTTAAATCCTCTTCTAAACTTTCTTCTATGACCTTTTCTAATTGGTTCACTTAAGAACATACCCATTATATTTTCTTCACCAATGTCCATAACTCTCATTAATGCCGCCTCCCCCAATGTGTTATTTTCCATACTATAAAATATACTTGGAGTGGCAGTTGAGTCTTGCTCCATAATTGTGTCATTGATATACTTGGTTATACTTTGTAAAATTCTTATCTGTTGATTTGCTGGTGTTGTGTTATGATGCCATTCGGCAACCTGCTTAAATGTTGGTAGTTCAAAAACCTGTATGGCCGCATAATCTCCACCTGTACCTAAACTTGGATCAAGTGCTACCATGTAAGTGTGTTTAGGTTTAGGTTTTGCATACCATCTTACTTGGCCTTGATTCCAAATTGGATCTGCACCTTCTAGTTCAACAAGTCTTACACTATTAATTAAAGTTTCATCGTAGATTAAAAATTCACATTCGTGTTCTCGTCTAAATCTTTCTTCACCAATTCTTGCTTTCTCTAAATTTGCCCATGATTCGTCTCTGTCAGGATGTTCACTCCAGTGTGCTTTCATGGCATAGAAACCATTTGTACCCACAATATTGTCATTGCCGAAATCATCATATCTTTTCATTGCTTCTTTCCAAATCAAAGCAAATTGGTCTTCGTCGGAGTTGGGCGTTGAAGTAATTAAACATTTACCTCCTGTTGATAGTGTTGGAGATAGTGAAGTCCAAAACTCAACTGCTTTTTCAGGTGGTTGCACGAATGCAAACTCATCACAATATATTAAGGTTAAGGACATACCCCGTCCTGTGTTTTCTGTTGTGGTGGTTGCCATAATTTTTGAACCATTATCAAATTCAATACTGTTTCTGTTGTATTGTGTGACGCCTGCTTTTATCCATGCAGGTAACATTTCATAAGCATAACGCACTCTTGACATAATGTCAGAAGCACCTGCATATTTGTGTGCCGCAATCAATATTTGTGAATCTGGTTTGAACATAGCATACCATATTAGATAACCTGACGCACAAGTAGTTTTTCCTGTCTGTCTAGGCAACATGGCAATACTAAATCTATGATCGTTATAACTTTGTATCAACCTTTTTTGATAATCATAAGGTTTGAAAGGCAGTGAACCTTTAGTTGGATGTTGTATTTGCATGAACGTTTCCATAAAAAACAATGGACCTGTCTTTTCGTCCATACACTTTTCTAATTGTAAAACCTGATCTTTAGTGTACTTGTGTTTTTTATTTGCACGTTTAATCTGCTCTGAATCTAAACTTACATAAGCCATATGTTTTATTTAAGTGTATTTGAGACCGTATTAAGCGTTCTTTTACTTCATGGCTTGTTTTGTTGCAGTGGCATACATAACTGCTTCTGCATCTTTGCCATATCTCTTTTTAAATCCGGATTTGTCTTTTTTCATACCTTTGACGATTTTTTCACGCTTATTCTTTTCGCCTTTGGTCATACTTCTACCTGATGTAGAATGTTCTCCGCCGTGTGCTTCAGAAGTTTTTAGTCTTTTTTTTTGGCTTCAGTAACTGCCTTGGCGTATTGTTCTTTAAAACTCTCGTATTGTGTTCTTAAAGAGTTAGCAAGATCTTCCGCCGCTAGTTCATTGTCACCTGGGTGACCTTTTTTGATTTGAACTTTTTGTTTGTTTAAACCACCTGAATGAACATTTACTAAATCATCAATAGACTGAACTTTTTGATCGTTTGTGTATCCTGCTGGTGAATTTGCTAATTCTGTTTCATCTGCTGGCATTTCTGCTGGTTGTTCAGCACCAATCATTTTTGCGTCAACTGGTTGAACGCCTGCTAGTTTTAAAATTTGCATCAACACACCTGCTTCTTGAGGAGTTTCAGCACTCATTGTGATTGCTTCTTTTACTGTTTCTTTTTTCATTTCTTTATCCTTTGCCGCTTTTTTCATTGGTTCTTTTTTGTTGCCGTCGCCATCTAAGTCAATATAGTCTGGTTTTGCTTTTTCTTCGGCAGTGATTTCTTCACTTTCATCAACGGCTTTTCCTGCATCGTCAAATTTATCAGCAACCATTTTCATTGCTGTTTCAATTTCATAACTTTGTGGGAAACTGGCTTTGTCTTTTTGGTCTGCCATTGCTTTCATTACTTGTGCTTTAGGCATTTTTAAATCACCATCGTCTGTTGTGTAATTTCCAATAAATTCTTGGGCACCAATATGTATGTCACTCATACCGCCTTCTTTTTTCAATTCAGGTTGTGTCATTTCAGCACCTTTTACTGCATCAGCAACACTGTGTCCTGCTTTTTCATATTCTCTTAACTTGGCTAGTATGTCGATCATATCCATAGTTTATTTCCTTTTTGGGTCTGGGTGTTCGTTTTTAGGTTTTGATAATGGACTAGGTGTTCCTTTTTCATCTTTGTCCATTGATTTTTGATCTGTTTCTTTTTTCTCTGCTTCTATTTTTTCTTTTCTGTCTTTTAGTAATTCTTTAAGTAGACTTTGATTTGCTTTGTCACCAAATTCTTTTTCTGCTGGCACTTCAGGTGCATCTTTGTATTCTACATCTTGTAAAACAGACATAAATTCTGATTTGTTTTCTTTTTCAGCCATTTCTTCTTGATATTCTTCAGTTGGTTCTCCTGGCTTTCTTACTACTACTTGATTTTTTGCTAGTCCCATTTGATTTGCAATATATTCTGACATTTCAAAAGTAGATGCTGGATAATTTGTCGTTAATTCGTAAATTGTGACATTTGTGTTTTTAAATTGAGGGAAATCTAAAGGTGTTTCTTGGATAGGTGTTGATTTTCCTGCAGACATTTTTGCAACTTCAAATTTTTGAAGTTCTTGTTCTAATTTTGTACCAAAATCTTTGTCAATATCACCTGCTACCTTGATACGGTAGTCGTATTGCTTTGTAGATTCTGCTAGATATGTTGCGAAATCACCCATAATGCTGTATTTAGTCTTTTTTCATCAGTTTTTTCATTAATTCGTTTCGATCTGTTATAATAGTGCCCTCTGCTTCTACAGGATCGCTTATGTCGTCTTTGCCTGACTTGTCTATTTTAAGTTTTTTTAGTTGTAATTCAACCATTTTAAGTTTTTTGTCTATTTTACTACCTTTAGCATCAATGGCATTTCTAAGCATGGTACTTGCTACCTCAAAAATACGTCCTGAATACCTGCTGTCAACGTTCATACCTAAATCCATCAAGTTTTTGTATGAGTCTTCTGCTTCCATGGCTAGTTTATCCAATTCCAGATCAGATAACTCTCCAAGTCCTTTTACTTGTGGCAGTGCTGAAGAAATTTTGTCAAATTCTTCATATGTTTTTTTCAATGCTTCTTGGGTTTTTGGGTCTAAATTCTTGCCAATCGATCTCTCTTTACTTTCTCTAGTTTTTTCCTTTTCGTCAACTTTTTTGAAGGTTTCAGCAACATGTGGTAAATTGAGTAATTCTTCTAATTTTTTTGTCATGGTTATATTTACTTACGTTTGCCGTTGTGAAACAACTGTTCTTCTGAAACTACTCTAAAACGTATTTTTCTCTGCTTTGCATAGGCATTGGCGGCTTCCCACTTGGCCATGTTTATAACAACTTGTTTCTTTTTGCCTTGACTTCTGCCAGCCGCTTCCATAGTAATTTGTGCTTTCGGTTTAACCTCAACCATTTCTGCATGTTTTTTGCCTTCTTTGTCTTGATAAACTATAAAAAAATCTGGAACGTACACAGTGTACTTGCCTGAAAAAGGATGTCTGTAAGGAATCTTAATTGATTCACTGGCCCATTGATAAACATTAGGATGTTCATCGCATAATCTCATGAACGCATGTTCCCAACTGCTTCTATAAGTTGGTGTTCTAGTGCCCACATATTTTTTTGGGTTCTTGGGAGAGAACTTTCCTCTTGCAAATCTTGGCAAATTCATTAGTCTACAATATTTCTTGATACAACGTCTTTGATAGTTTTTGTATTTCTCACACCTAGTCTACTTGACTTGTATCTGTTAGCATTTAAAATAGTTGAAACTAGTTCAGAAAGTTTGGCTGGATTACTGTATGTCAATTCGTCTAATATTTTGCCCACAGGTACCGAATCTATTTTTGCTTGTTGTAAAATAATATATGCTGTGTCTTCTGCAGATTGTCTTGAAAATCCTCTTTTAACAAAAAAGCCAACAGTAGCATCATAATCATTTGCAGAAAATTCAAATTTAGTTTTGTAATCTGTATCAACTAATTTTTCTTGCGTCTTTGCAATACTATCTTTATCTTTTTGAGGTAAGTTTGAATAAAATTCTGTCATTATATAGTTGCCTTCTCTGCCACAATGTTAACTTGTTGTGTTTCTCTGTCAATTTTTATATATCCATTTGCAACAAGAGTACTGATATCTTGCAGTGCTTTTGTTTGGTATATAGATTTTTCAGCATCTGTCAAAGCCGCATATGCCACATCACTTTCTGCAATAGTTTGACCGTTTCTTGATCCAACTAGTTGATAATACAATGCTGATGCAACTTTGTTTTTTGCTTCTTCGTTTGCTGTTATTAAATTTAAAGATTCTGTTGGTGATAGTATGGTATCAAATTTTACAACAGTGTTGCTTACTGTGGTAGAATTGTTTGTGTCTTTGCTGTCAATAAATCCTTTGGCTGTGGCTAAAGTTGCCCCTACCGCCACTGCTGTGACTGCCGCGTTACCTACTGCAAAATTTCCCACAGGATTTGTAATGGTTCCTGCCTGTTTGCCAATGTCTAACACACCTTCTTTCACTATTCCTTTTAATTCTTCTTTAACCGCATCTTTGGCTTTGATTTTTTTTGCATTGTTATAAGTGTTGATGCCTCTCAAAATTGTTGCCACACTAAAATTATTGTCTTGAACATCTCTAATAACAGATCCAATGCCGTCCACTATTCCGCCCGGTCCAAAAATACTTGTTGTACCACCACCAAGTACACTCAGAGGTGAAGGTTCAAGGTCGTAGTGTATTGTGGCAAAACCTGGAACACCACCTTTCTTAACAAGTCCTGCTCCATATAACACAGTTTCATAAAAAATCTGCATGTTGTTTTGCATGATACCACCTCCGTCTGCTTGATCAAGGTTATCGTGTGCCCAAGATCCTATTACAGGGTTTACAAGTGTAAATGCTGTAAATCTCTGTTTGTGTAATGCAAATATTTGTATGCTTCTTAGCAAAGGTTTTTTCCTTTGTTGTGCATTGTCCATACCAAACTGTGTCACAACCGGATTGTCATCGTACATGTTATCTTTGGTGCCGAATCCTGCTTGTGGTCTTGCAGTCAAAGAATCTGAAATGTTGTATTCATAATAGGCTTTCCAGAAAGCATTTACTGTATCTGCATGGTCATCGTGAAAGGTTAAATTGACAGGTTCATAACTTATTTTTGTTCCAATGTAAGTCTTTTTATTGTACTGTTGTTTTTCTTCAATGTTCATGTTGTATTTGGGTAAGTCACAACTTCTAACCAGCATGTTTAGTTCTAGTTTTTCGTTGTCTCTGAAATTTTGAGGTAGTGCATCCGTGTCAATGTCAAAAACCACATGAAATAAAAACTTCTGTTTTGGTAAAAGTTTAAAATTATCGTCTAGATATAGTCTGGCCGCATGTCTGTAATCTTTCATGCCTGGTAGACCATTTGTAAAAGATTGTAAAAAATTGTTAATACTTGGCATATGTGATATTTATGGCCATAAAAAAAGCGCCGTTAAAGGCGCTCTTTTTAATTTATAAATGCAAACGATTAGATACCGCCGCCTGTTGCTAATGTACCAACAGTTCTTGCTACTGCTGTACCAATTCCTGTGCCTTGTGGAGTTTGGATAGCATTGTCGTATCTAACTGTTAAAGTGATTGTGGCAGGTTCTGAAGTGTTGTAAGCCAGTGTGTTGTAGTTTACTGACTCAATGTATGCTCCATATAACTCAAATGTTTCTAGTACACCCGGAGTTGAAGCACCGTTACCGCCATCAAGCATTTCGATTCTAGTTGTAAATTTGTAATCTATACCAGAAGGTGCTGACGCTTGTTCAAAGAAATCAAATTGTTTCTGTACTTGTTCGCCAACCAATTTAGTTACTGAGTTGTTTACATCATCTCTTAAATTAATTGTGATTGGATCCCAAGTGTGTTTACCAGCCATGTAAACTTTTGAGTTGTACACATCTAGTGTCACTTGATCAAAAGTTAAATTTGGTCTTGAAACATCGATTACTTGTTTAGTAAGTTCTGATCTTGGTGTTGACACTCCAAAATTTTCTAATATCGCTCTAAAACGATATTGTAATTTTGGCATCAACAAACCTTGTGATGCTGAACTTTGGTCATTTGCTAAAGGTACTGTAAATTTTGATAAAGTTGATATTGCCATTGTTTCTCCTATTTATTCCAAAATTAGTTCCCTAAATTTGCAATTTCTCCTGTGTTTTTAATTCTTAACGGAATGTAAATGAATTCAACTGATTTCACTGGCTCAATTGCAACATCTACATACAGTTCGTTTCTGTCTATTCTAGTAGGTGTGTTGTTTGTGTCATCACATACTACTAAGAAGTCAAATAACGCTCTTTGACCAACAAGTTCTAACAAGAATGATTCAACTGCTTGTTTGATTTCATTTCTAGTTAATTCATCATTTGGTTCAAATATAAACGGTTTTGCTATTTGATTCAATTGCTGTCTTAAGAACACAACTAATCTTGATACATTTATTCTGTCTAGTGCAGATGATCCAGAAACTTTTGTTAAGTTTCCAAAGTTTACTATACCTGCTCCTGAGAAGAAAGTTATTGGATTAACTTTTGCAGTGTGTAATGCATCTCTAGTTGCTTCTGTTAATGATATTGTTTCAAATTCACCTGTTGCAGAATCAATGTATCCAACTGAACTTGCGTTGTCTACAATACCTCTTCTAGTTCCAGCCGGTGCAAACCATGGGAATCCAATGTTGTCATTGTTTGCCAAGGTTCTTAGTATCATGTGACTTGAAGGAACAATAATGTCATTGCCACCATTGTCTGTGGTCTTACCTGATGGGTAAAACACTCCAAGATTCTCACCTGCTGATACTAAACCGTCTTCACCATCACCAGATGCGTTTGCTGAGTTGTTTGCCCAGTTAGTAACTTCTGTTGCAGTGCCACCTAGTCTAAATGGTGTGTCACCTACAACAAATGCTGTGTTGTTTCTGTCGGTGTTTAAATTGAGCATGTTTGAAATCACTTCTGGATATCCAGGACATGCAATCACGTTAAATCCTCTTTGATCTTCTCTGATTGCTTGGTTGGTATCAATCTCTGATTTCAATTGATTTACAACAACTTGTCTTTGTGCTTTTCTACCAAATGTACCTGCTCCGTTATCTGCGTTTGTAGACTTGGTTACCCATCTGTCTGGGTAGTATCCAGCAACAGTTTCGTTGTTGAATCTAATGTTACCTAAGCCAGTTGCTCCTGAACTTGGGTAAGTTGAAGTTGTTATGTAAGAGTTTCTGTACTCTTTTACGTTGTATCCTGATCTTCTTGTGTTGAACAATAAGATACCTTTTGGATATAACGCTGGATCTGGTGCATCTGGATCTAAGAAGTTGTCACTTAATAGATCTTTAATTGTTGAGGCAGTACCAGCACCTGTATTTGTGTTGGCATCCTTATCAACTGAAGTATGCCATCTTGCATCTGCAAACACTATTCCGTCCTCTGTTGTTTGATCGCTTGTGTCAACAAGTTCGAAAGCCGCTCCTGTAGTTGTTACAGTGACACCATTTGAGGTGTTTGTAGAACTAATCGTTGCAGATGTATTATATCTATAAATTTTTGGATAGTTTTCTAAGTCTGAAGTGTCAATCCATAAGTCATTGTTTGCCAACGGAGTGCCATCTGACTGTGTAGTTGGTTCAGTTGCACTAAATTGTGGACCATTTGGATCTGTGTCTGAGTTCACATTTAAGTAACCTCTGAAACTTGTACCGTCATGCTCCAAAATGTCAGCATCTAAGTTTGTGTTGTACCATAAAGTACCATTTACTGGCTCTTCAGTTGGTGCAGATTCTGATGCAACATAAGATAAACGTTTAAAGTTTGATGCAACAATAGTTGCAGGTAAAGACGTTGAGTCTTCTGTAGCACCTGCTGGTACATCATATAAGTTATCAATTAATGTAGTGCTGTTTGCTGTGTAAGTTCCATAAGAATGAGCAGTTGCGGCACTAAAGCCTGCGTCTGCTAACGGAGTTCCTGTCACGTCGTACATTCTAAATTCACCACCCAGTTTATGCTTGATTTCAATTGCACCTTTTAACTGGCCTGAATCAACAACTCTTGCTTCAATATTAGTAAATCCTGCGTCTGATATAGAAGCAACAAAGTCTTCTGAGTCAGATAAAGTTGAGTCACCTGGACCAGTCATTGTTACAGTTTTGCTTGATAACGCTGATTGTCCTTTTAATGATTCAGCAATTACAAAAGTTTCACCTTTTACAAAACCTGGATTTGTGTTGTTAGACTGAATTATAGTTGCGCCGCCTTCGTATCTGAATACTTGGAAGTCAGCAACTGGTAAAGTTGTGTCTGTGTCATTTACAGCAGTCTGTTCTGTCACATTAAATTGTGTGTAAAGTGTGCCTGCTGATATGCTTGTACCACCATTAGTTGGATCTAAGTTAAAGATTGCTGTGTGGTTGTTTGCATACAATGGAGCCGCAACAGTTGAGAAACTGTTTGAACTTGCACTGTATAATTTAACAATCATGTCTGCTCCACTGTTTGGAGATGTTGTTTTAAACCATACAGAACCGTTAGGTCTGTTGTCTTCTGCTGTTTTCCATGTTGGTCTGTTTGAATGTTTTTTCTGTTCAAATGATACACCGTTGTAAGTGCCGGCTGTTATACCAGTCACTGTTAAAATTGTACCTGAACCTACGTTTTCAATATCAATTGTGTTGGCACCACCTACTGAATCTCCGTAGTTTGTACCATTGTGATATATTTCTAATTTGCCAGTTGTTGCGTCAACTGCCGCTGTTACACCTGGTACACTTGCTGAGTTAATTGACGTTGCCAATTGTGCAAAAGTTGTCCCTGATAAAGTTACAGTTTGACCGTTAATAACAATTTCGTGTCCATTAACTAGTGTTCCTGATGTTTCAGTACCTTCAATTGTTGGCCAACTAGTGTGCCAACCAGTTGAACCTACTTGCACCCAGTTGTTTGTGTCGTTTTTGTAAAAAATTGGATTTGTTACAGCAGTGGTGTTAATTGCATAATCACCTTTTGAACCAAAGTTAGTTTTTGGTGCTCCTGTAGAAACTCCTCCTACTAGGTCACTTACTTTTGTAATTAAAGTTGGTGTCTTTGCTGTAAAGGCTTGATTGGTCTTAGACCATTCAAAAATTCCGTAAGCAGAACTAGCCAAGTCTAACCAGTATGTGCCGTCGGTTGGATTAGATGAAGGCGCTGATGTGCTTCCAACTAATTCGCTCATGTTTACATTGGCTCTTAAAACAAATGCCTTGTTTGCGATACCTAAGAAAGAGTAAGCCGCTTGTAAACCATATTCGTTTAATTCGTAACCATTTAATGCTCCGCCAGCCGAGTCTGTGTAAAATTTTGGATCACCAAATGTTTCTGTTAATTCTCTTTGTGATGATATTAAAAAAGCCTGATTAGCGTTTGCTGTCTGTGTACCAGACGCAGTGCCGTCTCCTGCTCCGTTGCTTTTATCTTGTCCTGACGCAATTATGATAAGTGGAGTTGTACCTGCATCAGATGGTACGTAAAAACTTTCATTTACTACTGAAACGTTTACTCCTGGACTTGTTAATGTTGCCATGTTTTTCTCTCCTTATAAGGTCGCTAATGCTATTTATAGGCTTTACGGTAAAATGCCATAAAACAATGCCAAATTTTGGTACCTATATAGGGCACGTAAATACATCATATGAAAAGACCTTTGTGCAAAACCTGTCAAGATAGACCCAGAGCCTATGCTTATAGAAAGGGTAGAAAAGTATATTATAGAAGTCAGTGTGACACTTGCATACGTAAAAAAAACAAGAAAAAAACTGGGTATGCTCCTAAATGGCAACAGTCAGGTTACGTTAAAAAAACAAGATGTGAATTGTGTGCATTCAAAAGTAGTGCCACTGTGCAAATGGATGTGTACCATGTTGACGGTAACAGGAACAATGTGTCTGCCTACAATTTAAAAACTATTTGTGCCAATTGTCAAAGGCTTAAGAGTACTCAGGATTTGGGATGGCAACTTGGGGATCTGGAAGTAGATGGGTAGTCATATCATAAATCTGCTTGTTTAACGATTCTATGGTATGTGTGTTCTCTAAAATATAATCATAGTCAGTGCCAATCCAATCCCATTCACTTTGATGTGCACCTTTGTCTATCATGGTTTGTTTGTTGGGTATTTCAGTCCTTTTCACCAACACAATTTTGCCACCTTTGGATCTGATCTGTTGTATTTCATTAACAAATCTTGTGTCTGAAATCACTGTACTTGTGCCTTTGTATCTTGCCATGCATGAGTCTACCCAAATACTGTCAAGCATGTTGCCTCTACACACTTCAGTGCCAAAATATTGCAAAACCCAACGCGGAGTTACAGGTTTGCCAAAACGTTCACTCCAAAATTTATCAGGTTGTTCTCTCCAATGCCTGCTAGATTGTGTGTTTCCTTCTAGCATTTCTCTATCCCAGCCAAAAATACTTGCAGTTGCGTCTTTGAGACTTTTTGCAAAACTATCTCTTACAAAGCCGTGATGAGATACTAGTCTGTTTGCAACTGTATCTTTACCAGAACCAATTAATCCGACCAAACCAATCAACATAAGTTTAGTATTTTAACAGTTCTTTATTCTTTTTTCAAGTTCTTTCTTTATTTCTCTTACAGCATTTAACATATGGAAAGTGATACGCCAATTGGGTCCTGCTTTAAGCAGTATTTCAAGTCCTATTGTTAATTGTTTAAGTTGTCTATAAGATAATTTGGACAAGGATGTAAAATATTTTTTTTGTGCCATAATTAGAGCCTTTCATTTGCCTGTTTAGTATTTTTATTTAATATAGTTTTAGAATGAATTATCCTATAACAAAACTATGTGGTGTGCCACCTTCTGCAAAATTTCCAATTTCTTGGTCTAATCTTTCCATTTCAGCAAGGCCTGATTGTTTTAATTCTGCACCATTAAGAGTCGTTCCACCTTGCGGTCCTGCAATGGTATTGAATTTACCTCTGGCTTCACCCAGCATGGTTTTACAAACTGCAAGTGTATAATCTCTGATCCATGGTTTGCTATAGATATCTTTCAACAATGTTATGTCAGGTCTAAAATTGTCAGTATGCATTAAAATTGTTTCGTTATCTGCTCTTGGTCTTTGTGTGATAGTCAACTGTTTAGTAGCATTGTCATAGTGAAACTGTATAAAACTTCCAAACAATTTTCCTACTAATTCTTGATAACTTGCAAAAGCATAGTAAGTGGCAAGGCCACCTGTTGCACCTGCTCTCAAAAGGTATGTGTTTGTGTATGCTAAATTGAATGGTTCAAATAGTGTTCCACCTTCACCACCTTCTGTTCTTGATCCTACTGTTCTTCTAAAAAGTTTTCTCACATTTATAACTTCATCAGGTAAAATGTACTTGTTTTGATTTTCCTTTAAAGTTAGAAACGCATAAGATTCTTCCACAGCATTTGAGGAACGCTGTCGGTATCTGTTGATTGCTCTTTGTAGTGCAGTTTCGTAGTGTTTTGGGTCTAATTCAACCTCAATCATGCCCTCACCGAGGTTATTTTTCACATAATCAAACACTTCTTGTTGCATGGTTTGTAGTTCTGACATACTCATATTTATAGACTTTGGCCTAACAATAAATATGTACGCAATGCCACGACTATCAATTTTTAAGCCTGAAAAAGGCAATGATTACAAGTTTTTTGACCGAAACATTAAAGAGATGTTTGTGGTGGGTGGAACTGACTTAAACCTACACAAGTACATTGGTCCATACAAACAAGGTGATACCACCAAGGATGGCCCAGCAGGTCCAACTACGCCAAACTACGCTTCCAGCGAAATCAATGAAAGAACCATTGAAGATTTACTATTTCTTGAAAACAGAAATAGAAAGTATGATGACGACATCTACACAATTAGAGGTATCTATAATGTGCAAGATGCAGATTTCAATCTAAGTCAGTTTGGAATGTTTTTACAAAATGACACACTATTTTTGACTGTGCATTTGAACGACACTGTTGAGAGAATTGGCAGAAAAATTATGTCAGGAGATGTTATAGAATTTCCACACATGAAAGATGATTTTAGTTTAGACGCTTCAATTCCAATTGCATTAAAAAGATATTATGTAGTTGAAGATGTTAACAGAGCCGCCGAAGGATTTTCACAAACATGGTGGCCTCATTTGCTAAGAATAAAACTAAAAACACTTGTTGATTCTCAAGAATTTAGAGATATTATTGGTGATGCTGAAACAACAGGTTCTTTGGCAAGTTACATGAGTACATTTAACAAAGAAAAAGAAATTAATGATCAAATTGTTGCACAAGCAGAAGCAGATTCGCCTAAAGCAGGCTTCAATTACAAACAATACTATGTGGCTCCAATTGACGAAAGAGGAAACATTAGAACAGACAACGTTAATACCGAAGAAGAAAGAGCCAGCAGTGACACACCTGTAAACGCTGTGCTTGATACACCGGCAAGTTCACACTACGGTTTTTACTTGGATGGTGACGGTGTTGCACCAAACGGCTATCCTGCCGGTTTTGGAACAAGTTTTCCAGCATCTGGTGTTGACAAAGGTGATTATTTCCTTAGAACTGATTTCTTGCCAAACAGATTGTTTAGATACGATGGGTTAAGGTGGGTAAAAATTGAAGATAATGTTAGAATTACTAAAACCAA